GGCGGAGTGTTGGCGCCTAACGGCCATATCTATGGCATACCACACAACGCTACTACGGTGTTGAAGATCGACCCCACCACCGATACCGTCGCGACTTTCGGTAGCCTGAGTGGTAGCAGCAAATGGTTCGGCGGAGTGTTGGCGCCTAACGGCCATATCTATGGCATACCACGAGACGTTACTACCGTGCTGAAATTGTTGTCGAGTTGGTCTGTGAACGCGAATTTTCCATTGTCACGTTATGTGAACAAACTTTGAAGGAGGCCTAATTGCGAGTTGGTTTACTGCGACACCGTATCAGCATACAAGAGCCGCAAGAGACTCGCGACGGGACTGGCGCAATCGTCACTACCTGGTCTGAACTCGTTCAGACGTGGGCGGAAGTATCGCCGGCGACGGGGTCAGAGCGTTGGTTGCAGAATATGGATCAACGTATTGCCGAGCGGACGGCGCGGGTGCGACTGCGCTATCGAGATGATGTGACCATTACCGAGCGGTGCCGCGTGGTCTGGGGACAGCATACCTACGACGTTCGTTCAGTCGCCGATTTGGCAGGGCGGCGACGGGAGTTGGCGTTGGTGTGCGAGGAGGTCAATCCCGATGTCGCCTGAGGGCATATGGATCTCAATCAAGGGCGCAGAACAAATTCGCCGTGCATTGTCCGAGGCTGGCGCGGCAGCGGCGAGTATACTGGAGGAGGCTACTGTTGAGGCGGCCGAACTTATTCGCGATGAAGCCGAGAGGCTTGCGCCGCGCGCTGCTGGGCGGTTGGCGGCTAATATCGAGACGAAAGTGACCAAAAAGGAGACGAATGAAGTTGAGGTAGCGGTTGGCCCAGATGTGGGGAAGCCGAGTCGCAAGGCCCGGCGTAGCTTCTATGGGATGTTTGTGGAGTTCGGGACGCAGGCGCATATACTGAAACCGCGGCGAGCCAAAGCGTTGAGAATTGGCGATGAGTTCAGGGCGGCGGCGCAGCATCCCGGCCATAGGCCGCGGCCATTTATGCGGCCGGCGTTCGATTCGAAATGCAACAAGGCGCAGGACAAGATCGCTGAAGTTTTGAAGCGCAAATTAGGGTTATGATGGCGGTTGAAGAGGCGTTGTACAGCAGGTTGACATCTGATGTGGCAGTCAGTGCCCTGGTCGGCAGCCGGGTCTACAACACCCGATTGCCGCAGGGCCCGACGCTGCCCTGTGTCACGTATACCCGTGTTTCGACCGTCGCGGATATGGCACATGACGGGCCGGTGGGGTATGAGCTGGCACGGTACCAGATTGACGCATATGCGACGACGTTTGAGACGATCAGGTCGCTCGCTGATGCAGTGCGGAATTGTCTGAATGGCTACAGCGGCACCGTTCTGTCTACGGTCATCCACGCGGTCCTGCTGGATGACCAGGTGAATGAGTGGGGTGACCTGTTAGATGTATGGAGAATCACGCAGGATTATATGATCCATTGGAGGCGAATATGAACAAGATTAAGCAAGTGCTATTTGTAGGCGGGGTGTTCTGTCTGGCGATCGTTATTATGTTCATTGTGCTGGTGAGCGCCAGTAACGCCAGTTACACAACGATCTCGGTACAGTCTATCACGCTGTCAGGTGTAACGCCGGTGTATTCAGACGCAGTGTCTGGCGGGGTGCAGTTTGTGAACGATGGACGTGTTTTTCTGCACCTGACGAATACCAATGAGGCGAGCCGGGCAGTTACGATTACCACGCCATACCAGGAGGGCGGGCTTGACCTGGCGGATGTCTATGTCACACTGGCGGGCACGACCGGCAATGTGATGGCCGGGCCGTTTCCGACTAAGCTGTTTAACGATTCGAGCGGTTATGCCCAGCTGAGCTTTTCGGCGATTGCGGATGTGAAAGTCGCGGCCATCAAATTGCCATGACATGAGGGGAATGACATGCCGGCTCAGACTAATCATGGTACGATCAGTTTGCGCGAATTTATGACGATGAGGTTTGGCGACATAGAGAAGCGACTCGATGAGATCTCGCGCCAGATTATTGGCCGTGAGCGATTTGAGTCATGGACTGAACGGGTGGCCAGGGTTGAAGAGGAAGTCGACGAACATCAGTCTCGATTGCAACGCATAGAGCGGTCGTTGTGGTTGTTGCAAATCATGGTCGGCTTGTTGTTGCCAGTTGTCTCGGCGGTTGTCATCGCACTGCTGATAGCCTGGATCACGGGACAAATGGAGATTCGTTTCAAATAGTGGAGGTGCTGGAATGGCAGCTACTGGAGGTTTTGGAGTAACGTTTTACGTCGGAAACAAGGAGCTCGGCCAGACGCCAAGCTATACAGCTGTGGCCAACGTGGAGAACATTTCGCCGGTCGGCGGCGAGGGCGTGATGGATGAAATCACGGCGCATGACTCGACTGGCGGCTGGGCAGAGAAGGTGGCAACCGGTCTGTTCCGCATGAATGACCTGGAACTCAGCCTCGTGCACGACCTGACCCTGGCGACCCACGCGAACGCCAGCGGTGGGTTGTTGTACAACTGGCTGAACAAGATTCTGGTCGCCTACAAAATCTCGCTGCCGGATGGCATGGACTGGGCGTTTGATGCATATATCTCGAAATATCAGGTCGAGGCGGTCAAGGACAAGGCCATGCGGTCCAAATTGAGTCTGACGATAACTGGACAGCCGACGATCTCATGAGGCGAGCCATGCTATTGACGCGAGATGCGATTCTGGCGGCGAACGACCTGCGCGTTGAGCGCGTGGACGTGCCAGAGTGGGGCGGTTCGGTGTTGGTGCGGGGTCTGACTGCGGCAGAGCGCGATGCGTTCGACCTGGCGGCCACGATCGAGCAGGGCGGCCGCCGGGTGGTGAATTTCCACCAACTGCGGGCGCGGCTGGTAGCCATATCGGCTGTGGATGAGTCTGGCAAACGGCTGTTTACCGATGATGATGTCGAGCTCCTGGCGCAGAAAAGCGGCTCGGCGGTGGGGCGCGTGTTCGAGGTCGCCATGCGGCTGTCGGCCCTAACCGGCCAGGACATCGAGGACATCAGCCGAAATTTTTCCTGAGTCCCACGCGGCGGTTCGCGTTCCGGCTTGCGCTCGCCCTGGGCTGGCCCTCAGTGGAGTGGGGGCTGGCGCACATGTCATCGCGGGAGTTCACCGAGTGGATGGTGTTCGATGTACACGAACCTACCGGCGACAGGCGGCGCGACTACCACATGGCGCAGGTCATGGCCCTGTGGGCGGAATTGTACCGCGACCGCGAACAGCGGGCGGAGAGTTATGCCGCCGATGATTTCATGCCCGATTTCTGGTGGCATGGGCCAGCCAGAGACAGGCGAACCCCGGAGGAATGGGACGTACTGATTCAGACTCTGAACATGATGTATGGCGGAGTGGATTTGAGACATGGCAACGGTCGGTAATCTAGTAGTCAACATTGCGGCCAATACTGTTTCGCTAGAGCAAGGCATTTCCAAATCGAGCCGGTTGGTCAACGATTTCAACAGCACCATCGGCTCGCTTGGTTTGGGAGCTATCGGGGCCGGAGCAGCATTCGCGGGCATGACGAAATTTCTCGGCGATGCGGTGGGCATGGCGCGCGAAGCGGAGCGGATTCAAGCCGATCTCAACGCTACCCTGGCGTCCACAAAGAGCGTGGCTGGCGTTACGGCCGAGGAGATCAATCGCATGGCATCTGCATTATCGCAGGTGACCGTATTCGAGGATGATACGATTGTGAGCAGCCAGGCCATGCTGTTGACATTCACAAATATCGGACGCGAGGTGTTTCCGCAGGCAACGGAGGCCATGCTCAATATGGCTCAGAAGTTCGGCTCGCTCGATGCGGCGGCGATCCAGCTCGGCAAGGCGCTAAACGACCCCATTCTGGGCGTCGGCGCCTTACGACGGATCGGCGTGCAACTGACCGAGGAGCAAGAGGGCCAGATTAAGAAGTTCATGGAGGTTGGCGACGTTGTCTCGGCGCAGAAGGTCATCCTGGGCGAGCTCGAGACACAACTTGGCGGCCTGGCCAGGGCCATCGGCCAGACATCGGAAGGTCAGTTGCAAATTCTGCAGAATAATCTGGCCAATACCCAGGAGGCCATTGGAACCGGTTTGCTGCCAGTACTCGAGCAGTTGACCAGCAAATTTTCAGAGGTTTTGGTGCCTCTCACCGGTAGCAACGAGCAACTGACTACCCTGACATCGCGGGTGGCTGAATTTGAGGCCGCGCCGCTGCTTGCATTGTTGGATAACGCAACATTTACGCTACGGCAACTGAATGCTGTTACTTCCTGGTTCAACGAACTGTTGGGTTCTGTAACCCAGCGCCTTGGTCTATCACAGCAAGCGACTGATCAGATGGGAGCTTCTCTGAAGGCAGTCATGCTGCCCATCACCTTGCTGACACAAGGACCATTGAAGGCGTTTCGAGACATGCTAGAAGTGATCGCTGATTTTATCAGGCTGATACAGGAATTTAGCCCGGCGGCGGTGCTTACTGATGTGCGCAATATAGGCAAAACAATCGGTCTTCCCGGCTTTCAGTATGGCGGCGTCGTGCCTGGCCCAGTCGGGCAACCAATATTGGCAATGGTGCACGGGGGCGAGATGGTGATCCCGTCTGGCGCTCTCCCGGTCATCGAGACGAAACGGGAGCAGAATGTTTACATCCAAACCCTCAATTTGCGCGGCATTCAGGATGTTGGCGCCTTTCTGGCCCAGTTGGAGGCGCTGAGCTGATGGCCCCCTTCAGCAGCGTCCGCGTTTTTCTGCTTTCGTATGATGGTCATGCGATCAATGATGGCGCGAAATACCTCGCCTGGTTGGATGCAGTATCGTTGCACCTCCCCGAGGCGTCTATTATTCAGGCTGACGTTGATTTCGACTGGCCCATTTACGTCGATACGGAGAAGACTCCGCGGACCCTAATGATCCATATTCAGATTCAGGATCGTTCCTCGTGGCAGGAACGCATTTCTGAATTGAATCAGTGGTTCAATACGCAATCTGGCGATGAACAGTACCTAATTGCCCTCTGGAGTGAGAGCCTGAGTGTGCGACGAATCGCTTGTCGACCAGTTAGCATAGAGATCGACGGATTATGGTATCGAGTTACATTACGCGCTCTTTCGGCATATTGGGAGATGAATGACGAGGAAACTGAGGCCCTGATCATAGATTCTGACGGCGATAGCGTGACCGCCAGCAATTCCGGCAATCTGGCGACGCGGCCGGTGATTGAAATACAGTTGACTGCTCCACCAGCCAGCGCCTGGCTCTGGCGGCGCAACGTGCTGGTGGCTAATGGTTGCTTTAATCCACTGCAGAATTACCCGCTGGAAGTGACCGGCGGCGGTTGGGATACGGCGGCGCTGGTGGCCAACGCCAGCAAGGCCTCGACGCTGGCTGGCGCTATCAACGATGCAGTGACGACGATCACGGTTGTCAGCACGGCCGCATTTTACGGCCGGGGACTGATCTACATTGATTCCGAACAGATCTTCTACGGCAGTAAAAATGCTACTCAATTTCTCAACTGCATTCGAGGCGTTGGCGGGACAACGGCAGCTAGCCACTCGGATGCGGCCAGCGTCAAACAAAGTGAGATGTACGCCGATGGCCGGGACGTGCGCGCCGAACTGGACGGTCAGGAAATTCAGCGCTGGTGGGGCGCGGCCATGGGCGCGAGCAAGGGCCCAAATTATAACAATTCGCTACTATGGGTCGTGCTCCCCTACCTGGAGAAATTGAGCAGCGATTATAAGGACGGCTACTTGCTGAATCCGGGGCCAGATTTGGCTAAGAACAGAGTTGTTACGGCCTCTTCGTCGGTCTCGGGCTATCCTGGTTCCAATCTGGTCGATGACAAATCGAGCACCGTCTGGCAGGCAAACACGGCGGCGGCGAATGCCGTAATCGACCTGGCCAGCGAGATGACGATCAATCGTGCGCTGGTATTCCATCCCAATAGCGCCGATGCGCCGAAAGATTTCACGATTCAGACCTCGACAAACGGCGTGGACTATACTACTCGGGTTACAGTCACCAACAATACGGCCAAGGGCCGATATACGGTTCACGATTTCGTCGCCGTACAAGCCCGATATGTGAAAATCGACGTCACGGCGCTGCAGACCGGCGGCAGCAAATGCGCAATTGCCACAGTCTCCGTCTACAATGCGCAAGCGCGGCTGGTGATTAAGTACGGCAATTGCGATGCGCCACAGCAGACCGAAGATCTTAGCGCCAAGCCGATGTTCCGGCTTGATACCTCGTCGAATGCGATCTGGGATTTTGCCGATTTCATTGACGACCGTTATCCACAGCGGGCGGCGCAATGGACGCCATATCAGTATCAGACTACGTATGCCTCGAGATTCCGGAAATACGCCACATCGCAGGATGGGGCGGATGCGGACCCGGCGGCGGTATTGGGCATTGCCGCCGCGAGCGCCGCCCCCTATCACGATGCATACAAATTCTCTCATCCAGGCGGCATCACACAAGTGGTCCACGCCGGCTATACCAGGATGAATTCAGCCTACCGCCGCTGGCGGTTGGGTTGCATCGACGCGAAAAATGTGATCAGCCCGGCGAAGTACGAAAATGCGGTCAATTCCCCGGCGGCCTGGACGGCTTACGGGCCGGTAACGACCTCGATCAGTCCCTCGGCGCTGACGGTTTTCTTCTATCTGTTTCATAGGGCGACCATTACCGGCGCGAATTACGCTGAAGCGACCGACGTGACATTGACGCTGACGGCTACGCCCACGGTCACGTTCCAGGCGGCCGACGGCGCTCAAACATTGAACTGTGAGATTGAGAACGAGACTAGCGGGCAAACGTTCAAACTGAGCGGCCTGATCAATTTGAATCAGATCATCGAGGTCGATTGCCGGAATTTCACAGTACGGGAACAGGATACTGGCCTCAATCGGTTGCCGATGCTGAATTTGCCAGCCGGGGTAGTGCGCATTCCCTGGCTAGAGTTGGTTCCGGGCAATAACGAGATTGCTTTCAACGACGATACAGTGACCGGCGCGCTGATGACGCTGAAATATCGGAGCCGGTGGCTATGACCTGCATGGTTCGAGTATATTCGCGGGCCGATCAACTGCTGACGGAACTGAACCATTTTCAGGTAGGGACGCGCTCCTGGGTGATCAACGGGGCCGGGGATTGCGATTTAGCGATTCCACGCACGGACGCCAAGGCGGTGGAGGCCAATTTTGGGCAGAAGAACTTGGTCGTGATCGAGAGCGATACTGGCGTTCCAGCCTGGGGCGGGCAAGTGCAGAAATGCGATTGGTCGACGCCAGAATGGCTGAAAGTGACGTTGCGCTCGAGGGAGATACTGCTGCGCAAACATCTGGGAATATACGAGGGGAGAACCAGTCCGGGGGATGCCGCTTATAGATTGATTCAGCCGGCGGTCACGGCCGGGGAGATCCCGGGCCTATACTTGGGGGATTTTTATACGCTCGGCGGGCCGTACGATTATGCGATTTACGCCTGGGACCTATACGACAAGGCGTTGCCAGAGCTGATCAAACCAACCGATAAAGACGAGCCGCAACCGCACGAATGGTACGTCGATGGGTACGGTCGATTTCACTGGACGCCCGGGCGTGGGAATGATCTGTCGGCGACGGTTGCATTGCGGAGCGGGTATCACCTGACGAAGTGGCCTGGATATTCGATTCAGTATGACAAAATCCTGACGCGGGCGCTTGGTCTGGGCAACGCGACGGCGTGGAAGGACAAAACGAAATCATATTGGAATGAGCCAACGGCGCAGGCAAACTGGGGCATCCACGAGGAGGCGGTCGATGTCCCCTCCAATACGGTGTTCCGCACGGAGAAATACGCGCGCCGATTGGTGCGACAGAATTGGGCGCCGCAAGAGATTATTGATTTGCGCATCAACAACCGCGATGGAATCTGGTCGCAATTCTGGATAGGCGATATGATCCGGATAATCATACCGAACTTCGGCTGGATTGAACGGGGCGGATGCGACATTGAGATTCGCGTGCTGGGCGTTGAGGTTGAAGAGGAGCGGGAGCAGATGAGAATCATCGGCAAGGTGTGGACGGCAAATGTTGAATGAACCGCCAATCCGAAGCCTGGACGATGGGCACCTGTCGCCATTAGATTTTGTAGCAATCCAGGACAATCTGCGAGATGTGCTGGGCGGCCTGAGCAGCGGCCTGAACGACGCTCAGCGCAGTCTAGACGCGACGCCGGGCGAGGGGCTGATTGCGCATCCGATGCTGTTCAACGCCTATGAAGATTTAGAGGCCATTCCTGCGATGCAGAGTCTGGATTTGCTCCGGGTGGTGAGCGCGCATGATCATACGGTGATAGGCGGACTGGAATGCATTGCCGGGCCAGCGTCTATCTATTTCGACGCCAGCACACTAGATGACGACGCCGAGTTGGACCCAACCTCGGGCTCGTATGGGTTGCGGCATGGCATTGCGCGAAATGTCAGAATCAGAGCGCGAGTCCACGGCATAAATCCGAGCGCTGATCCTCTGAAAGTGCATTACGTCGGCGTGGGCTCAACCTTCTGGGAATTTTACGACTCCAACGGCGATACCTGGACGGCGATTAACACGGTTGGAGAACTGGGCGCGGACCATGGGCAGACCTTCACGCCGAGCGCCGCTCGGGAGGTCAGCCATATCAGCGTATATCTCAAACGCAGCGCCGGGACGTTCCAGGCCAGGGTCCGGCTGTCACTGTGGACAGTGGATGGCAATCATTTCCCGGCCGTACAATTGGGGACAGCCGAACGCGAATGCGGCGCGATCTCGACCAGCGGGGAATGGATCGATTTCTATTTCAGCCCCACTGTGCAATTGAGCGCGGCTACGGAATACGCATTTCTGTTGCGGATCATCGAGACGGACGACGAAGGGGCGGACATCTACTGGTATCGCGACGCCGCCGGGGCGACGTATGCCGGCGGGGCTTATCTGGCTCCGGCCGGGGATTCGTGGACTTATGAGACCGGGTCAGACTGTTATTTCCGGGTACGAGTTATCGCGGCGGGCTGGTCCACATTTGAAATTGATCCCGACTCATATCAGGGGTGGCAGGAAACTTGTAATAATATTGGCGTTCAAATGCGCTTGGCGCACAATTTCTACGTGGCAGACAATCTGGCCGATTTCTATGTTTATGTACCGGAGGGATTGGCGCTTAACGCGCTATGTCTGTACGACATGCAAAGCTTCGGTGAATGTCACTGGCGCTGTGGGCATATTCGTACGCCTCATATTCCAGTGATCCGTAGCTGGGCGGCGGCTGACGGCTACGTGTTGACGGCGGACGGGTATGGCGAGGCGGCGTGGGAGGAGGCTGGCGGCGGGGGCATTTCGGATGAGGCCACAGTATCGGCAACTGAAACAGTAACTATTGCATCTACTACTCCTACACAATTGGACTCGATGTCCATCACGATAACGGTTCCTGAGTCTGGTAATGTTTTACTTCACTTTGACGTGAATACCTCGCCTACACAATATCGTATAGTTAGATTTCGATTTTATAAGAATGGAGTAGCGTTAGGGGAGTTTCAGCAAGTCTCTAGCCAAGCAAGTGAAGAGATTTTTGAGGTTCACCTTCATCTGCTCCTGACTAACGTATCGGCAGGAGATCATACTTACGATGTTTATTGGTGGGGCGCAACTACTCATACAATGACAGCATATCAAAGGAGGCTCACTGCATTAACGTGGAACTAAAAAGGGGAGCGAGGTCATGAATGATGTGACGGTTGACGTCGAAGGGTTCTGGTTTGCCGGCGAGGCGGCGGATGCGCTAGAAAAATTGCTCGGATTTCAACCCGAGGTATCGACGGTGGAGGGCCTGGTGACGATCCATCCCCGGCCACGGGCTCTGACAGTTGACCAGGCCAAGGCCGTTCGCGCGTTTCTGGAGACGCGGCCGCAGAAGTCGGCGGAGGCGCGGTGGGAGGCGCGGAACGTGGCAGAGGTGAAGCGTCGCGACGCGGTCCTGCGGCGCATCGAGAAGCTGCGCAAGCCGGATCATAGCCTCGACCTGGTGGATGTGTTGGATATCCTTCGCGCGATGGCGGAGTTATTGGATGTCGACGTTAGCGATTCTCACGGAGGTAAAAATTGGATCTGAATCCAACTTTTTTCCAACAATTCTATAGTTTCCTCGACATGTGGTTGCGTTTTATCGCATTCACGGCGATTCTCATCACGCCAGCAGTGATCGTCGGCGGATGCGTCATCATAGCGGCGCTGCTGAGGAGAAAATGATGCTCATCAGACCTGGCAAGCGTATCTACCATATTCCCGACTGGGGCATTGAGGTCGTACAGCCGCGGGGGGGTGTAGCGGCAATCACCTACCTGTACGCTGGAACGGGCAACAATGGGCAAATCTACCGGACGCTCAATGGGCTAGATTGGGAGATGGTCGAGGACACGCCAGGAACACGAATTTGGTCGCTGGCGGTGTTTGATGGTTATCTGTACGCTGGAACGGGCGACAATGGGCAAATCTACCGGACGCTCAATGGGCTAGACTGGGAGATGGTCGAGGACACGCCAGAAACCTATATTTTGTCGTTGGCGGTGTTTGATGGTTATCTGTACGCTGGAACGTATCCTAATGGGCAAATCTACCGGACGCTCAATGGGCTAGACTGGGAGATGGTCGAGGACACGCCAGAAACCTATATTTTGTCGTTGGCGGTGTTTGATGGTTATCTGTACGCTGGAACGGGCGAAAACGGGCGAATCTACCGGACGCTCAATGGGCTAGATTGGGAGATGGTCGAGGATACACCAGAAACCCATATTTTTTCGTTGGCGGTGTTTGATGGTTATCTGTACGCCGGAACGGGCGAAAACGGGCGAATCTACCGGACGCTCAATGGGCTAGATTGGGAGATGGTCGAGGATACACCAGAGACGTGGATTCGGTCGCTGGCGGTGTTTGATGGTTATCTGTACGCTGGAACGTATCCTAATGGGCGAATCTACCGTACCCTCAATGGGCTAGACTGGGAGATGGTCGAGGACACGCCAGAAACCTATATTCGGTCGTTGGCGGTGTTTGATGGTTATCTGTACGCTGGAACGGGCGAAAACGGGCGAATCTACCGGACGCTCAATGGGCTAGATTGGGAGATGGTCGAGGATACACCAGAAACCCATATTTATTCGTTGGCAGTGTTTTGACATAACTAAATGGATATAGGAGGAAACAATGGCACTAGATGCAAAGGCGATTGAACAGGCAATCAGTGCAGCAGGATTCACGACGACAGGGGAACTGACGAGGGCACTGGCCACACTGCGCGTACAATCCAGCATCGCGCTCAAGGAAGCTGAACTGGAAACAGCGGCTTCCGACTATGCGGCAAATCTTGCAATACACAATGACCGCGTGGGCGCATTGCAGGCTGAGATTGCAGCCGACAAAGAGCAGCTCCGTGTTTTAGCAAAATAGGAGGTGGCAATGAGTTCACAGGTCCCGCCTGAAAAAAATGCATCGTTCATCTATAGTATCTCGCTTGTGTCGCAGTCTGACACGGACATTTTCCAAACATCAGTGACCCTCGCGGCGGGCGATGTCCAGGTGTCGAAGGACGGAGGCGCGTTCGATAATGTTGGTACGCTGCCGACGGAAATTGGTACGTCTGGTGTGCTGGTGGGGACGCTCACCAGCACGGAGATGAACGCCGACCGCGTGGTAGTGCGTTTTCACGATGCGGCCGGCGACGAATGGCAGGATGCGCTCATGGTGCTGAATACTACGACTCAGCAAATCGACGAACTAGCATCGTCTGCTGAGATCGCAGCGCTCAATGATTTGTCTGCCGCCGAGGTCAATGCCGAGGTGGATACTGCACTATCTGATTATGACGCACCGACGAAGGCGGAGTTAGACAGTGGGCTAGCCGCAATTCCGGCGGCAGTTTGGGCTTATAGCACCAGAACACTCAGTAGTATATCAGCGCTACTGAGCACGATCACGGCCGGCGT